CTTGCTATAATTGAAATGAATATGCTAGAACAATTAACAGAGGGGGAAACAAGTGACAAATGAAGGACCGCAAAAAACAACCTTAGACATGGTAAATGGTTTAACAGAAATTGCAGACTACATGCAGGACGAAGAACTTACTATGGCCTTAACCATGATTGCAAAGATTATTATTAAACCTGACATTCCTCTTCAAGTCGCTAGCATGGAAATTGTAAGACTTCAGGCTATTGCTGCAAAAATGTCATTTAAGGCAACCTGGATGGCCAATGTTGATAAATCTGACAGGGCAAAGAAAAACATATACTTTACAGCAGCCCAAGCAATTAACGATTTAGTATCAGCGCTTAAATACATAATGCGCTAACCTGCTATACTTAATATAAACAAAGGATGAAACGTGGCTAAAAACTTATTAAAACAAATTATGATCAAAGATACCAAAAAGAAAAAAAGAAATAGTGAAGAAGATGAAAACCTTGTTGAAGGTTTGGCAACTGCTATAAACGCTGGCTATCTTACTAAAACAAAACCAAAGTTTACTAAAAAAAATAACTTCTCTGCATCTAACCTAACCTATGGCTCAGGAGAGTGTCCAAGGTATTGGTATTTAGCATTTGATGGTCAAATATTTTATGATAATTCAGATGCAATTGGTGTAGCAAATAGGACACAAGGAAGCCTTGGACATGGAAGAATTCAAGAAGCAATAGAAGCCTCTGGCTTACTTGCACAAGATTTAGAATTTGATCCAGAGCCAAGAAAATATAATAAACAAACTCATCCAGCAATGGAGTTTAGAGTTAAGATTGATGATCCACCTTTTGATGGTTATGGCGATGTCATGATTGACTATAAAGGTGAAAGACTTGTTGGTGAAATTAAAACAATAAGAAATGATGACTTTGAGTATAAAAAAATAAGTAGAAAACCTAAAATGGGTCACTTGATGCAATTACTAATGTATATGAAGGTTTGGAAAATTCGTAAAGGTGTAATGATTTATGAAAATAAAAACAATCATGAATTACTTACTTTACCAGTAGTTGTAAATGATCATTATCGTAATTGGGTAGATCAAGCCTTTGACTGGATGAGGATGGTTTATAAAAATTGGCAAGACAAAGAATTGCCACAGGTACCTTATCGTTCAAATTCAAAAATTTGTAAAGTGTGTCCTATTCAAAAAGCCTGCTCTGAAGCGGGTACAGGAACAATAAAAATCAAACCACTAGTATTATTAAAGGATGAAGAGGATTCCTTAATGTGAGACTATGTGAACGATGCGAGACCCCATTTAAACCGAAAGTAAGTTATCAAATTTATTGCGGAGATGTTTGTAGAGAACAGGCCACAAAAATAAAGATAGCCGAAAGGTATCAAATAACTCGCAGACAAAGAAGAAAAGGAAAGAAAAGACTTTGCCTTGGTGGTTGTGGAGAACAACTATCAATATACAACGACTCTGGATTTTGTCCTAACTGCAATGTAAATAAAAAAGAAGTAGACAAGATGTTAAAACAAATAAAAGGATTTATTGATTATGAACAACAGTGGTAATCCAAAAACAATTTGTGCTATTGATGCAAGCACCAACAGTCTTGCTTTTGCTATTTTTAATGAAAATGTTTTAGGAAGTATTGGTAAAATTAAATTTGAAGGAAAAACAAATTATGAAAAGGTCATGGATGCTTGTGCTAAAACAAAAGCATTTTTTGAATATTATGGTGGGTTTGAAGCAATTGTAATTGAGCATACTGTATTTATGAATAGTCCTAAAACTGCTGCAGATTTGGCTTTGGTCCAAGGTGCGCTATTGGGTGCAGCAGGATTAACTGGAACAAAGACTATAGGAACTGTAGCACCAATAACTTGGCAAAACTATTTAGGAAATAAAAAAATAACAAAAGAAGAACAGGTTATAATTAGGTCAAAAAATCCTGGAAAGTCAGACTCTTGGTATAAAACATATGAAAGACAAATTAGGAAAGAAAGGACTATTAAACTAATTGAAATCAACTATAATAAAGTTATTAGCGATAATGACGTTGCTGACGCTTGTGGTATCGGTCATTGGGCTATTAATAATTGGAATAAAGCAATGAGGATTGAGGAATAATGCCAGAGTTAAATGCTAACATACCGCCAATTGAATGTTATGTTCGTGGTAATTTCTTAAGAGATCAAGAAGATAGTCATGATAAATATTTTCCATGTGTAATTTTTGGAGTATCAAGCATTAAGAGTAGAAGTCCTTTGTTTCATTTTTTAATGGAAGATGGAGGAATCTGGTGGAGAATGCCAATTAATGCCTTTTGCACAAAACCAGGAGTTCCTGAAGAACCAATTTATAATCTTGTGCTTTGGAACTCTTTTAGTCCACACATAACAGTTACAAAATTTGAAAACTTAAGCAATATGAGAATGTCATATATAGATAGAAATAAAAATAACGTTGGTGGAAAATATTTATTTACCTTAGACTGGCACAATCCAGAAAGCAATATTTTAGACGATGGATATTCAGAAAGTCCAGGGCAACATAAATGTGGTCATGTTATTCAAAGAGATGATGGAAATTTTGCGGTACAACCTAATAACCGTATTAGATTAAAGGAACCATCATTTGTAACCAAGAAAGATCTAGTAATACAAAGACTTATAAATACAAATAAGTGGGATGTTGAGAGTTATGATAAGTGGGTTTTAGAAGACTCAAACGCATACGATTATGACATTTCTGAAACAGAAGTTGACAAATAATATCATGAGTGCTAAACTGTATACAAGCGAGGCTTGGCTCCGTAAAAGGTTTGTTATGGACAAAAAGTCTCCACAAGATATTGCCAAGGAGTGTGGAACTAGTGTTGAGACTATCTACGTTTACCTTGCAAAATTTGGATTAAGGAAATCAAAGCGATGAAATTAGAGCCAGTGTATAAAGATGTAAAAAGTTTTAAATGTGACGATTTATATCTTCATTCTATTGGTGCTCCATCTGGTAAAGAAATTTGGTCAACGTGCCATGGAATTGCACAAATGCTTATTGATAAAAATATTGCGTATGGAGATTCTGCATTAGATCCTGTTAGAATTTTTAGCAAAGCAGATCCAGCAGAACAACTTAGAGTTAGAATTGATGATAAATTAAGTAGACTAATGAAGGGTACTGAATATGTTGGCGACAACGATATTGATGACCTTATTGGATACTTAGTGTTGCTTAAAATAGCAAAGGAAAAAAATGTCAACTGAAACAGAGTTAATCCAGCATCTTGATGAAGTAAATAAAGTTGTTGCAGAATATCTAAAAGGTCAAGATCCAACAAAAATATCTAAAGAGTTAGACATCCCACGCACTCGTGTTGTTGCACTTATTAATGAGTGGAAGGTTATGGCTTCTGCTAATGATGCCATTCGTGCTCGTGCTAAAGAGGCTCTTGCTGCTGCAGATACGCATTACAGCAAACTTATTTCAAAGTCTTATGAGGTTATTGATGAAGCCTCAATGACAAATAATCTTAGTGCAAAAACTCAAGCAATTAAATTAGTTATGGATATTGAGAAGTCTAGAATTGAAATGTTGCAAAAGGCTGGATTGTTAGAAAACAAAGAACTTGCAGAAGAGATAGTTGAAATTGAAAGAAAACAAGAAGTGCTAGTTGAAATACTTAGAGAAATTGCTTCAACACATCCAGAAGTACGTGATTTAATTATGCAACGCCTCTCTCAGATTGCTAAAGAAGGAGAAGTGATTACAATTGTCCACGATGTTCAATGATTTTCTTGAAGTATTAAAAGAAAACCACTTTGAAGAAAAACCAGTAGACGCTAAGACTTTTGTAGAGTCTTCTGATTATTTGGGACAACCACCTTTGTCTCCAGTTCAATATGACATCGTAGAAGCAATGAGTCAAATATTTAAAAAAGAAGATTTGCAAGAACTGTATGGTGATGCTGAAGGAGCAAGGTATTACGACAAATATACAAAAAATGAAATTATCCTACAATTAGGCAAAGGATCTGGAAAAGACTTTGTGTCTACCGTTGCTTGTGCATACATTGTGTATAAACTGTTATGTCTTAAAGATCCTGCAAGATATTTTGGTAAGCCAACTGGAGATGCAATAGATTTAATTAACGTCGCTATTAACGCACAACAAGCAAAAAATGTTTTCTTCAAAGGGTTTAAAACAAAAATTGAAAAGTCACCTTGGTTTGCTGGCAGATACAATGCAAAAGCAGACTCAGTAGAATTTGATAAATCAATTACAGTTTACTCTGGTCATTCAGAAAGAGAATCACATGAGGGTTTAAACTTACTACTTGCAGTGCTTGATGAAATTTCTGGTTTTGCATCTGAAGTTGGTACTGGTAATGAACAGGGTAAGACTGCAGAAAATATTTATAAAGCATTCCGTGGTTCTGTAGATTCTCGTTTTCCAGATTTAGGCAAGGTGGTATTACTTTCATTCCCTCGTTATCAAGGTGACTTTATTTCTAAAAGATATGAAGATGTTATTGCAGAAAAAGAAACTATTGAAAAGAAACATATTTTTATTATGAACGAAGACTTGCCACACGAAGATGCAAGCAATCGTTTTGAAATTTCGTGGGACGAAGATAATATTATTTCATACAAAGTTCCAAAAATATTAGCACTTAAAAGACCAACATGGGAAGTAAACCCTACTCGTAAAATAGATGATTTTAAATTAGCCTTTTATACAGATTTAGGAGATGCAATGATGCGCTTTGCATGTACTCCAACATTTGCATCTGATGCATTTTTTAAACAAAAAGAAAAATTAGAAAAGTGTATGAACACTAGAAACCCACTAGATTCTTTTAGAAGGTTTGACCAAGGCTTTAAGCCAGATCCAGAAAAAACATATTACATTCATGCTGACCTTGCACAAAAACACGATAAGTGTGCTGTTGCTATTGCACATGTTGACAAGTGGGTAAACATTCAAGTTATTAAGGATTATGAACAGGTAGCACCAATTGTAGTCGTTGATGCCGTTGCTTGGTGGGAGCCAAGAGCAGAAGGACCAGTAAACCTGTCAGAAGTAAAACAGTGGATTATTAATCTTCGTAGAGAAGGCTTTAATATTGGAATGGTTTCTTTTGACCGTTGGCAATCTTTTGATATTCAAAATGAATTACAGGCTGTTGGAATTAAAACAGAGACAGTATCAGTTGCTAAAAAACATTATGAAGATCTAGCAATGATGATTTATGAAGAGCGTGTCGCTATTCCAATGATTCCAATATTATTAGAAGAAATGTCAGAATTAAAAATAATGAAAGGTAACAGAGTTGACCATCCACGTAAAAAATCTAAAGACTTAGCAGATGCCGTCTGCGGGGCGGTATTTGGAGCAATATCTCACACTCCAAAGCATACTAATCTTGAGATTGATATTCATACATGGTCCACATCTACACGACTTGCAGAAAAGCAGAAGTCTATGGTAGAATTAGACAATCGGGAAATGCCTAACGATGTTAAGGATTTCTTGGATAAATTAAACATAATATAATACAACAAGGAGAAAAATGAATTCATTTAAAAGAATAGCACTTGTTACCGCTGCAGCGTTGGCAAGCACGTTCTTTGTTGCAATTCCGCAGGCTCAAGCAGCAATAACTAACGGATATGTATTATCCGATTCGTTGGCTGCAGGTGCTCGTGGAGTAACAGTATTAGCGGACACAACCAAAGCAGAGGCTGGAGTTAATGCAGTAGTTGCACTAACAACTAGCGAATCTTTGGCTGCTACAGCAGATGACAATGTCTCACTAGAGATTTCTGGACCTGCTACATTTACTGATTACACGGCAGCAGGGTCAAACCCTACAGGGGTTACACTTACCAATTTAGGTAAATTATTTACATTTACAGCAACAACTTCAACAGCAGTTGTATTGCCTACGAATGTTAAGTTAACTGTTAACGGTGCAGGCACTGTAACAGTAACTCAAAAAAAGAAGGTTGGATCAGCCACTTCTACAGTTGACATTAAAACAATTTATGCTTCAACTGTTGCAAAGACAAATGTTTTGTCTGTAGCAGATTCTTATGTTCGTGTACAAGATACATCAACACAAGGAACCTTAACATCTAATGCAGATGTTGCTGGATCTACAACCGTTGTTAACGCTAGCACAGGATATGTAAATGTTCGTGCAATGGATGCTTACGCAGCAGCGCTATCAACTAATGGCGTAATTCAAGCAACTGCTTCAAATGGCGCAGTAGTAGCATGGGACGGGGCACCAACTACACAAGTTAATGCAGCAGCAAAGACTGGTGTGGCAGGAGTTCTTTATGTAACCCAAGGTACTGCTAATGCTAACAAGCCAGTAGCAACTACAATTACTGTTACATTCAATGGTACAACTCTAGCAACTAAGTCAATTACATTTACTGGTCAGGCTGCATCTATTGTAGTTTCTGGTGAAGACATTGCACAGGCTGGTGGGGCACGTACAGGCACCTATGACTTTGTAGTCAAGGATGCTGCTGGTAATCAACTTGCTGGAGTTACTCCAACTGCTGATACCGCAAAGTATGATTCACAAGTTACCGCAGTTTCTGTAGGTGGAGCATCATCTGCTACCGCTGTACAAACTGGTGGTTGGACATGTGCTGCTACATCAGGATCAACAAAAGTACGCATTAAGCATACTCTTGCAGATCTTACAACTATCTACTCAAATGAGTTTGATGCACGTTGTGGTCAAGGTGTAAATAAGTACACAGCAAAGTTTGATAAGGAATCATATCTTCCAGGAGAAATTGCAAAATTAACTGTATCTGCAACTGATATTTCAGGTGCTAAGGTACATGATGCAGCAACTCTTGGAACTGGAGTAGCGGTTTCTGCTGGTGGAATGACACTAGTTGGAACAGCAACCTCAACAGATACATTTGCAAACGGATCAAAAACTTATCAGTTTACCGTTGGCAACAACACTGGTTCATATAATGCAGTAGTTGATCTACCTGCATATGTAGCAACAGATTCTGCTAAAGTAGTTTCATACAAAGTTGCACCAAGTTCAGCAGAGGTATCTAATGCTGAAATCTTAAAGTCAATCGTTGCACTTATTGCAACAATTAACAAGCAAATTGCAGCATTACAGAAATTAATTCTCGCAAGAAAGTAATTTCTTAATAAAATTAGAGGGTAGATTAATTTCTACCCTCTTTTTTTGTGATTAAAAATGGTATAATTACTAGTACAATTACACATCGGAGATGCCCCCTAATTGACAAACCTTAAACGAAGACTAATATTAGCCTTTGGGGTAGGTTTATGCGTAACAATTTTTGGAGTTATGGCTCCAGATCGTGCTCACGCTACAGAAAATCAAGAGCAAGTTGTTGTTAGTCCTGCTCAACAGGCAGTTAATACAGCACTTGCAACCGCCACTACAGAGGTTCAGCAAGCCATTACAGCCACTGAAACGGCATTGGTAGAGGTAACACAAGCACAAACCGAATATTCCCAAGCCCAAGGTATTACAGCAGAGGTAGCCACAAAAATATCTTTGGCTA